CTTGTTCCCATGCTTCTCGATGCTCGCCATGCGAACCTCTTCTTGTATGTGGAGTACACATTTTCTACGCATTTGCCACGAAAGGCAAGCCAGATACGGCGAGGTTCGAGTCCGGTCCCGGGCACCATTGGCGTACGACATCCATGCACACAAAAAGTCGAACCTTGTAGAAAGGGCCCTCTTCCAGCGCCGCCATGGGTTTACGTACAGCACTGGTAGACACCAAAAGTCGAACTTTGTAGACTCCGCTCCACACTTTCTACGCGCGGGTCTACACAATGGCTTCCTTCACGCAGCACAAAACGGGTTGGCGGGCACACGTTTATGTGAGGGGGATTCGGGACACTCAGATGTTCCGCACACAGCGGGAGGCGAAAGCCTGGGCCGCGGCACGCGAAATCGAGTTGCGCGCACTCAAGGACAAGAGGCCGTCCGAGCGTCACACGGTTGCCGAGATGCTGCGGCGCTATGGCGAAGAGGTATCTGTTACCAAGCGCGGCGCGCGGGCGGAACAGCTGCGCCTAGCCGCCTTCATTAGCGGCTTCCCAACTCTGGCCGAGCTGACGCTCGCCGAGTTCAAGACGCCACACCTCGCGCAATGGCGCGACGCCAGGCTAAAAGACAGAGAAGGCCCGGACGGCAAGACGATCAAGAAGGTGTCGCCGGCCGCCGTCAGCCGCGACATCAACTTGATTCGAAACGCGTTCAAGATCGCGCGCGAGGAATGGCATTGGATGGAACACAACCCATTCAAGGGGTTTCGCCTGCCTCCCGAGGCCGCGCCGCGCACGCGCCGCATCTCATGGCGCGAGGTCAAGACGATCGTGCGCTGGCTAGGCCATCGCCCTGGCGTGGCACCGGTGAGCAAGTCGCAGGAAGTCGCCCTAGCCTTTCTGGTGGCGCTGCGCTCGGCCATGCGAGTGAGCGAGATACTCTCGCTGGGCCGCGGCACGCTCGACATGAAAAAGCGGGTGGCGACGGTGAGTCACAAGATGGAATACCTGACCGGCAAGCCGCGCCAGGTGCCGCTCACTCGCCAGGCGATTCGCTTGCTGCGACCGGTGGCCGAGCGAGAGCGGTGCTTTACCGTCACCGCCGACTCGCTCGACGCGCTCTTTCGCAAGGCGAAAAAGTCGATCGGCATTGCCGATTTGCATTTTCACGACTCGCGCGCCGAGGCACTTACCCGACTGTCGCGCCGGGTTGACGTGATGACGCTCGCCAAGATCAGCGGGCATAAAGACTTGCGGCTACTGCAAGAAGTGTACTATCGCGAGTCGCCGGAAGATATTGCCGCTAGGCTATAACGGAGGAATCATGGACAACCTACCCATTCGCCTGCTCGAAAACCTGCAAATCCTGATCGAGCAGGGGGCGACGACCGGCATGCTCTCTCGGGCTATTGCAGAGGCAATTGAGAAGCTGCGCGAGCCTACTTCCCGTCAGGAATCACCGCGTCATCCCCAATCGTCGACGTGAGCGCGTTGTCGCAGTGACCGGGGTTGATCCAGTTCAGCGCCCGGCACAGCACGCAACCCCAACGGCGACCGGCATTCCTGGCCTTGGCCGCTCTTTCTGAAATAGTCTCGTTTGGGCTGCCCCCGGCGATCGTGTTGGCGGCTTCGTCGAGCAGAATGGCAAGGTTGAGCAGGTAGCGGCCGATCTTGCTCATTGCTGCGCTCCGGGCGGAGTCGATTTGGCAAGCAACTCGTTCGTCTGCTCCGTGTCTCGGGTCGAGCCGAAATAGAAGGCGAGCACGGCCTTGGCCTCGCTGAATAGATATCCGATCACAGTGCCGACCATCGTCGCTTCTGTCGTGTTGGCATAGTCCACCTTGCCGGCGAGGATAGCGGCGGCAGCGCCGAGGCTTCCCAAGATAATCGCCATACCGAACAGGGGCGGCATGATAGAGCGCGTGGAAACCTGCATGCTGCGCGCGCTACTGCGATCTTGGACGGACAGACTCGCGAGCGTCTCCGTGTCCTTGAACCCGGCTTGCGCCATTGCCAGCGCGTAATCCTGGTCAGCCTTTCTCATGGCCTGCAATTGCTCGGGCGTCGCGCCGCTGATTGCCGCGGCGATAGCGTTCTGCCGCTCGTCCGTCGAGGCATCAGGCTTGGGCGTCAGCCCGAAGACCGATTCGAGAGCGGCCACGCCGCCGCCCGCCAGCGGGCCGCCAAGCACCGTCGCAATCGTCGGCGCGAGCTTCTCTACCACGCTCAATGCATCGTCCCATCCACTCATGGCTAGCTCCCCAACAGAAAAAGCGCGCGCTCGGCGTCGCGGCGTTTGACAAGACCGGGCAATGTCACGCCGCCCGCTTTTACCCACTTCCTGAACTCATCGGCGGCGCCCGCAGCGTCACCGCCATTCAGCAGCCGCAGGAGAGTCGAATTCTGCAGCGCGACGGGACCGAGGTTGTACGCAAAGTCGGCGAGCGCACCTTTTTGCTCGTCCGTGACAGGCACCTTCACGAGCCGATCCACACTTTCGCCAAACCCGTTCATGCGCTGCTCAAGCTCTGCATCTGCCTGAGCCTGCGTCCAGACGGTGTCGCGCGTGATGTCCGGGCCCGTGCAGCCGTAGCCGATCGTCGGCAAGTCCCATCCGCGCGCCGGATCGGGGTAAGCCTTCAACTCGCACCCCTCGAATTGCTTGGCGAGATCCATCGCCAGCTCAAGCCACCCCATCTTTCTCTCCGGTGAGTGCTTTTAGGATCCGCTCGTCGCCCTCCTTGAGCGCCTGCAGCAGCGCGCGGTGATCAAGCAGCATGTCGCGCTGTGCCTCGGCGATGAGCAGAACGCCGCGGAGCGTCTTGTTCTGGGCACCTGCGATCTCTCTAACTTCCCGCAGCGTCTCCAGTACGGTGCGCAGCATTTCAGCGCTCGTACGCGCGCCATCCTCGGCAACCATCATGAGAACCGCGCCGGCCGTTGATGCCTCGATTGAGAGGAAAAGATTCGTCAGGCCTAGATCGCCGTCGTATCCGAGACCGAAATGCGCGGTCAGTGAGCCCGCGATATATACGCACAGCAGCACGAGGAAGTTGCGCGGATTGCGAACGGTCAGATAGACGCGCAAAGCCTTTTCGGCTAAGCCTGAATCAGCCATGGCGCCCAGCCTTCAGATAGAGGGCGATCCCTTGCGCGATTTCGACCACAAAGAGAACCACGACAGCCCAGTTCATTCGCCGCTGATGACGATGCTCGGCCGCGGCCCGCTCTTCCTTGTCATAGCTCTCGACCTGCTTGAGCCGATCCTGATAGTGCGTCAACTTCTCGTCGATCAGGTCGTCCCGGTCCAGCCGTTCGCGCAAGTCGCTGCGTAATCCAGCGATGTCCTCTTTGGTTGCCAGGGAATCCACGAGCACGCCGATGATGTCGTCGTGCTGAGCCACTTTCTCGTCGAGCTTCAAAATTGCGATCGACGCCGCATCCTTGCGGGTTTTGAGTTCGGCGATGGCCATCTCGTAATCCATGTTTTCCCCGTATTAGTGCCTGCGGCGCGCCGTAATCGTTCCGGTTACCGAAACGGACCCAGGCGAATAATTGGCCTGTGCCACGAGATACACGGTCGTGTTGGTGGTTACGTTGATAACTTGTGTCGGAACAGCGCCGGCGAACCCGCCATTAGCCGACGTGCTCCATCCAATGCCAGCGTATGTTCCGGCTCCAGAGAAGGTCGCAGAGGTGGTGCTGATGCCGCACGATTGAACGGTGCTCACCGCGCTGCTTGCGCCGGCGAATGCGAACCCGGCGAACACATCCCAATCGCCAGCCGTCAGAATGATGCTCGTCACGTTGGTTGGGGTGCCGCTCGTTAGCGCTACGTTCGTGCCGGTCGCAGTGATCGGCTGACCGACCTGGCCAGCGCCGGCGACAGCACCATTCGTCACGCCGTTGATGGTTGGCGTATTGATCGTTGGAGAAGACGTGACGAAGGCGGTTGTCGCAATCTGCGTCGTATTTGTACCGGCGCTCGCCGTCGGCGCAGTCGGTGTGCCGGTGAATGCCGGCGATGCTAGCAATGCGTAGGATGCCGCTGCCGTGCCGCCTAAACTAGCGGCATTAATCGATGTGTTACACCCGATGCCGGTCCCGGGCGTATAGTTCAGCGCGCTAGAGCTGGTCGAGCAGCTAGGCATCGAGAATGCGGTTGGAGACGCACTTGAGCCGGTCACATTGGCGAGAACAGTATTCGCAGCGATCGCTGCGATACCATTGACACCAATGCCACCCCATGCCGGAGCAGAACTAGCGCCTGTCGATACAATCGCCTGCCCGCTGCTCGATCCAGTCGGATTGATCAGTTGGACCGGAACAGTCGTTGCACTAAACGCGGCCGAAGCGAAAAGCGCTAGCAGCGCGCAAAGAATCTTTTTCATCGTCTGGTTTACCCCTGTGGCAAGCGCGTTAATTCGAAATGACGTTCCACTGCACGCCATTCCAATAGAAGGTCTTCGTAAAGAAGTTGGTCGAGTAGGTCGGATTCGTCACGCCGTCTACGGTGCCTAGGACCTGCACGTTGTATGTCGCTGCCGTGCCGGCAGCGTCCTTGAGCGTGATCTTTCGCCCAGGCGGCGGATTGAGCGGAAGTCCGAACGACCAAGCACCGGTCTGTATAGCGCGCGCACAGACGACCTGGTCAGATGACGTGGCCTGATAGTTACCGGCTGTCGTCAATTGAGTCGGGATGGAGTCTTGAAGGCCGATCTGATTCACAGAAAGGCCGATGCCAACCATCATGTTGTCGCGGATAACGTTCTGGCCGGCGCTCGACGACGTATTGGAGACACCCTGGTAAGTGAATCCACCAGGCAAGCCGCTGTTAACCTGGCCACCGATCGTATTGCTATGGACGAGAATGTCCTGCGCCGTGCCGAATAGACCGACTCCTGCGCAGAACGTTGGATCGTTGCCGGGCGACGTATTGATCGCGTTATATGCGGTTACCGTATTGCCTACGACGGTTCCTGTCGTAGCCGCATATAGCGCGATCGGGCAGCCAACATGAGCCAAGAAGGTATTGCCGGTAATCGAGAAATTGTTGAGGACCGAGTTACCGGGTGCTCCTCCGTTGAACGCGACGATCGCATTGATCCCCTGCAATTCGCCATTGAACACGTTGTCGGCAATCGTCACGCCATTGACAAAATAGCTGGCGCCCTGCGAGTTGAAATAGATGCTCGATCCATTCGACACGCTCGGGCCGTCATCAAAGAAATTGCCGATGATGCGCCAATCAAGATTGGTGCTTGCCGCGTTGAAGTTCGAATAGAGGCCGGCCGTGTACTGAGCGCCGATAAAGTTGCCCTCGACAAGTAAGTCCTCGCAGCCAGCGATGAGGATGCCGAATTGCGGTCCGATATTCTGGTTGCGCGAGACTGTCTGCGATCCATCGCTCGCCGTATAGGTGATATTGCGCGCAGCAGACTTGGCGCCATTGATGTAGTTACCCTCGATCTTGATGATTTCGCAGTTAGCTACCTGGTTGTTGAGCCAGATGCATGCGACGCCTTCCTGACAACCGGCGTTTGCGGGATCCCATACTCCTTGAAACCAGTTATTGCGGATCGTCGTCAGGCTCGAACCATCGAGTTCGAGACCATATGGAAGGCGCCAGAAGAAGCAGTTTTCGATAAGTGCCTGCTGCGCGTCTGGCATATACAGGTGCGCGCCGCTTGTTGCCAGGTTCGGCAAACTCGCTTCGCCTTGCACATACCATTGCGAGTGGTTGAACCATAGGCCGCGTACCTGTGCCGCGCCGGCAGAACTCCATGAAAGCGTGTTTCCGTAGTTTCCGTTTCGCTGGATGACTGTCTGATTGGCTCCGGAGCCATAGATCACCTGGCTATTCAGGCAAGTGATCGTTGAGGAAACAAGATAGGTTCCAGGTGGGAAGTAGATCGCGCCGCCCACGCCAGCGCCATTAATCGCTGCCTGGATCGCAGTGGTGTCGTCTGTGACGCCGTTGCCAGTCGCGCCATAATCCTTCACATCGACAAAGTCGTGGATGCGGTTATAGAGCTTCGTACCGGTGGCCACGCTCGCATCCGTGACGGTGCCACTGTTGGGCGTTCCTATGGCAATCGTGGTGCCGATCTTGACGTTGACTTCCTGCGTACCAACTGGGATCGGGCTATTGAAGGTCAGCGTCGTGCCGTTGACGGAGAACTGATCATCCGCTTGGAATGCCGCATCGAAGAAGACCCACATGTTCGAGACCGAACCTGGAGCGGTCGGAAGCGTAAGGGTGGTGGTCGTACCGGGCGTAAAATCCGTGCCAGCCGCATATTTCTTGTCGGTAATGTTGCCCGTAAGCGCAGCTTGCGGGTCCTGCGTTACCTGATCCCAGATCAGGTTGCCATTTACATCGAACACCTGTTGGCGGTACGCTCCGGTTCCCCATACGACACATTCGCCGTTCGCATCAAGGATGACGGGATTGCTGTTCAGGATCGTCTGAGCCTGATCCTGATACGTCGCCTTGAACGTCGTGGTGTTCGGGATATAGTAGTAGACGCTGCCGCCGGAGAGCGGCACGCCATTCGGCCCGAAAAACTGTTGCTTGGCGTTCGGAAGAAGGTTCGCCATTGTCG